GGTTAGAATATCCGCAAGACCGCCACCCTCACCGCTTGAATCGAGAGCAAACCTATCGGGCGACACGCCGCGCTTGCTGCACTCCTCTTTGACGCGGTTGGCTATTTGGTAGTGAACTGGTTCCGTTAGCTGAGCGTTTGGGGATATCTGGACGATATCCTGAAAAAGTATGCTCACCTTGTCGTTTGCTGTGCCAACCTTGGCGAAGCGAAGAACGCATCTGTCGCCACCAAAGCCAGGGTCAAGACCGGCAACAACTTGGACATTTGTGGTAAACGTCAACTTTCTTGTAGGTGTGTGCGTCTCGATTAGTGACTCGGACAACACCGTCTTGACCATGCCGTCAGGACTCCAGAATCCGCGCGTGTACTTCCAGAACGTAGGGCTTTGCTCACCCTCATGTCGCATAGCGGATAACACCTGATCATGCGTTATAAGGTATGGGTACTTCGTTCGCCCTTCGCTGATGTTGGGCGACTTCATACCGTCGAATCGTCGGCACATGCCGCGTTCGGTCAGCCAATGCTGATCTTCAATCGTTACGCTGCGCCAACCCTTTGCCGGTGTGCAGAATCGACCGTGTGGGTCGTACTTCGATGCCGGATTGCCGATTACCAGCATCTTGAACTCGCGGCAACCTTTGGAAAGGTTGGTACAAGCCTCGAAAGCTGCTTCGGGCGTGTCCGTCGCTTCGTCGATGATGACCATCACTCGCTCGGCATGAATACCCTGAATGTTGGCCACAGCCTTCGAGGTGTTGCCCTCTGCGACGGCAATAGCTGAAATCGAATGCCGGTCGTCGCCTTTGATAGCCTGTAACGCCATCTTCGAATCGACCATATTACCAGGGAATCCGCGCGATTTCCGAACAAGATCCTGAAGATTGGCCCACATACGCTTGCGAATCATCTTCGCCGTTGTGGATGTGAGGACGACGGTCGATTTTGCGGGGTTAGATAGCCACCAGACTGTTGCGAAAAGTGTCGCCCCGAACGTCTTGCCGGACGCGCCGCATCCCGCCCAGCCAACGTAGTCATGTTCGCAGAGACTTTCGACTTGAGCCTCCAGCCACGGGTTCCAACTCATCTTCGGCCATAACATTTTCGTGGCGTTACGAAAATGATCGAAAGTGCCTAATCCGCCCTCGTTTGGCTGGAGTCGGTTTCGGAATGCGTAAAGTTCTAGCTCAAGGTCAGGAATCTTGACCGGAGAACGAATTCCATACTTGTGCTGAATAAGTTGATGCTCGGACGCTTGCTCTGCCATAGTTTGGCCTTGCAATAGTTCTCGCTGGACTTGAGGTTCTGCGAAAGGAAAATTATGCCGTCGCAACTTGTTTCTTCATCCGGCTGCTGCCAGCCTTGCGACTCTGAGCCGGTAGTCGTGAATATCCCTGGCCCTCAAGGGGCGGCTGGAGTCAACGGTACGAATGGCACGAACGGCGTAAATGCGTTCTGCTACACGACAGCCTCGTTTTTTGTTCCCGCTCTTGGCGCGGGCGTTGTCGTTTCGGTTTCAAACGCGTCGTTTCTTCCTGAATCCGTTGCTGGTCAGTTTTTTGTTTCGGTTCAAGGATGCGGATACCTGCAAGTTACCGATGTCACGGGATTAAACGTGACGTTGCGAAACCCTGCTGCTGGAGTCTTGAGCATCCCGAATGCTATCCCGACCACGCTCATTCCGTCTGGCTCTCTCGTCACGCTTGCTGGAGCGGTTGGCCCTCAAGGTCCGGCAGGCGCTGCTGGTGGCGCGTCGTCGGCTGGGACGTACATTGTTCGAACTCCTGATGCCTCGATTCCGAGCGCCACAGCTCTTAATTCCCTATCTGCTGGTTATCTTAAAACTCAAGGATCTGGTGGATTTGGTGCTGTTTCGACTGTTGCTTCTGTTCCTGTAGCGGAAATCAGTGGGGTTCTTCCGATTGCAAAGGGTGGAACAAATCTGTCCTCTACTCCAACCAATGGCCAACTTCTCATTGGTAATGGTTCTGGATACACGTTGGCAAGTCTGACCGCTGGTTCGAACGTCACGATTACTCCTGGCGCTGGAACGATTACTATCGCTGCCACAACCGCAGGATCTTCATTCAACTACGTCACGTTTACTCGGAGGGTAAGCGGAACTGTGGGTGCTGGCGCACCTGATGTTGGCGCAAGTTTAACCAAAAATCCCTTTAGCTCGACTGATTTCCCGTCTGGATCTTGGACGGGAATTGATACCGCTTCTGGATTTACTGCTGCAACTGGGCGTTTTACTGCCGCGCTTTCTGGATATTACAGAATCGATGTTGCGCTAATGCTGAGTGCATTCACAGGGACAGCGTCTTTCGTGTCTTTCAAAATCAGAAAGAACGGTGTAACAGACATTGGCCCAACAAACTCTCAATCAACTAATTCCACCAGCTTGTCTGGTCCTTTTTTCATTCAGTACATTGATCAGGCGTCTGCCGGTGATTATTACGAGGTGTTGGTTACAACTGGATCAACGAACGGATATTACGTTCGAGAAGGAGCTTCGTTTTCAATTCAGCGGATTCAGGCTTAAACCATGAGCGAACGCGCACCACGGAGGTACACGGACGGATCTGTCACCTTTGAAGGTGGCATTGATGCCGGTGTTATGCCGTCTGAGGTGGACAAGAATCAGGTGGCGTTTGCGGTGAACGCCAGCTTCCGGCAGAGTTTCATTTCTCCTCGCCCCGGGTTCGTTCAGAAGGATTACAATCTCTGCACGACGATTACAGCGGACAATGCTGAAGTTACGGCAGATCAGACCAACGTGACGGCTGATGGATGGTCGGAAAATTGTTACGGTCCTCAGAGCTTGACCGGCACGTTCCAGTGCGCGCTTCCATACATTGCTGACAATGGCCGCACGTTCATTCTGATGCTGATCAGTGGTAAAGTGTGGCTTTACGACTGCCTTCAAAATAACGCCCAGAATTTGACGGTTTCTCCGAATCTTGAGAATCCTTCCAACCTGCTTGATGGGTGGATGGTTCAGGCCGAAAACTTTGTTGTCATTCAGGATGGGTTCAGCAATCCGCTAATTTTCAACGGAACAAATCTGCGTCGAGCTGCGGATGACGAAATCAAGTGCGGAAAGATGATGTCCTACGTCAATGGACGCATCTGGTACGCGCTTCCTGACGGGTTTTCGTTTCGAGCGACTGACATCGTTTATGGGGATGGAACGCGAGCCAGTGTTCTCAAGGAAACCGAGAACACCTTCCTTAATGAGGGCGGAGACTTCGCGGTTCCGTCGGATTCAGGAGGCATCACGGCAATGGCCGTCCCCGGCAATCCAGATACGTCGCTTGGGCAAGGGCCGCTTCTCGTCTTCACTCCGCGATACGTCTTCAGCATCCAAGCTCCAGTAGATCGTGATACTTGGAAGAACCTGAATTATCCGATTCAGGCTATCAGCTTGCTGACTAGTGGCGCGCTTGGCTCTAGGTCTGCCATCACGGTCAACGGAGACGTTTTCTACCGAGCTGTCGATGGAGTTCGCTCGTTCATCATCGCTCGTCGTTCGTTCAACGATTGGGGAAATACACCCATCAGCAACGAAATCCTAAACATCGCAGAGAACGATCAGACGAATTTGCTGTGGGCCAGTTCTGCGGTTGTGTTCGACAACCGGCTGCTGATGACTGGACAGCCTCGTTACAGGGCTGACGGAGTTATCCACAAGGCGTTGATGGTTCTTGATTTCGATCTGATTACCTCGCTGAGAAAAAAATTTCCTCCTGCTTGGGCTGGAATCTGGACCGGATTGGATGTGTTGCAGATTCTCAAGACTGAGAACGCTTACGGAGACGCTTGTTTCGCAATCGCTCGCGGATCGGACAACACGATTCAGATTTGGGAGGTCAGCAAGACCAGCAAGTTCGATTCGAATCTATCCGATTCAAAGAAGGAGATTCAATGGCTGGTTCAGACTCGCGCCTACAATTTCGAGCTTCCGTTCGGATTGAAGAAGCTCGATTCGGGCGACATTTTCATCGACTCGCTAGATGGCAACGTCGGATTCAACGTGGAGTATCGCCCTGACCAATACCCTAGCTGGCTTGAGTGGGCGGAATGGAGTGAGTGCGCGATTACGACGCAGTGTGATAACCTTTGTCCGATAAGCAACTTTCAGCCTCAGTACAGGCCGAAGATGCGGCTTCCGACTCCCACGGATATCCCGTGTAATTCCACGATCAGCACTCCAACCAGGAATCTTTACGAGGTTCAGCTTAACATCTCGATTTCCGGTTACTGCCGCATCAAGAGCATTCGAGTTCACGCTTACGACGTTCAGGAATCTGCCGTTGGCGAGTGCAGGACGTTCCAAGGGTGCAAGATTCTTGAAGGTTGCGACATAAATCCACTTCTCTACTCATCGGAATAGTATGGCAAATCTAACGCTCATCACGCTCACAGCTCCAAGTCTTCCGTACAATTATTGTCCGTCCAACTACCAACAGTTGGCCAACGATATCATCGGCGGCACGCAAGCTACGTTTAACAGCGCGATTGGAAACTCGTTCTTCAACTTTGGACCGACTGTTCCTGCGCTGAACAATCAGATTTATCCGTGGCTGGACAACGATGGAAACTGGTGGGTTTTCAATCAGGGACGGTGGACAAGCAAGAATCCTGTTGCTCCAAACGGATTTGATCGTCGCATCTTTGTAGGAACACCGACCGATCTTCTTTCGTACGACGGTGGCGACGGTACTGCAACCGCCACGGACGTTACTGGCCCAATGTGGATGATTGACACGTTGTTTGAGGCTCGTTTTCCGGTTGGCGTTGGTTCTTTTGCGGCAAGCGGAGCTGTTTCGGTTCAAGGAACTACCACCACAACTTCCGTTGTTGGCGAGGACAAGCACACGCTGACAGTTCCCGAAACTGCATTCAACGAACACACTCACGGTGTCGCTCAACTGATTGCACCGGCAAACGACGATTACTACCTCGTCAACAAGTCGTGGAGCGGACTCGGGTCGTACCCGACGCAGATTCTTCAAGGTGCTGCTGGAAGCGGTGGCGGTGGCGCTGGACCGAGCATCACGACCGGCGACATCGGAACGACCACTTCCGACAAGACTGGTAATGACAGCCAGAATGCTGTTGGCCACAACAACCTGCCGCCGTTCTACGGTGTTTACTTCATCAAGCGAACTGCCCGAGTCTACTACACCAAATGAAGCTAATCGTTCAGGACATTCGCTCCACAATCGCTCGGGTCATCGGCACATGTGTCGATGATCAGCGCGTTTATGATTACATCAATCAGGCGTGTCGAAGGCTTCTACACAAAGGGTTGTGGGCTGGAGCGTACGGACGCTTCACGATTCACACCGTAGGTGGCTGCATCACTTGGCCGCGACAGATCGAAACCATCGAGGCTGTAGCTGACTGCTGCGGAGTCGGAACGGTTCGCAATCAATGGTTCGAGTTTCAGGAAACCGGATATGGACTTCTCAATGGCAATCAAGTGTGCGTTGGGAAGCAGCTTATTGATCGTGGTACTGTGGTTTCTTACCGCGACATGTCTGGTGGTACTAACAGCTATCTTCGAGTCTACCCTGGCGACGCTTCGGATGTCGGTAAAACCATCACACTTCAAGGTGTTGATCAGAACGGTCAGTGGATTCGAACCCAGAGCGGTGGCGTCTGGATTGACGGAGAAAAGCTGACGCTCGCTTTGCCGTACGTTCAGTCTACCAAGAAATTTATCGAACTGACCGGCGTCATCCGCGAAGCCACGAACACGGTCAGCCGTTTGTACGAGTACGATGCGACGACTGCTCTGGAGACGGATCTGGCAGTTTACGACCCTGATGAAACTTTGCCGCAGTATCGTCGTAGCTACCTCGCTGACCGTTGCAAAAATGATGAGGACAAACCGGTGACGGTCATGGCGAAGATGCGCCACATCAACGCGACGAGCGTCAATGACTACCTTATTCCTCCGTGCGCTGATGCCATCAAGCTGATGGTCATGGCGATTCGAAAGGAAGAGAACGATTTGATTCAAGAAGCAGTGGCCTACGAAGCCAAAGCTGTTCAAGCTGTGCAGGAGCAGACGATGCAGTATCTGGGCGACGCTGTCGCGACGATACGCATGGTAGGTGTAGGATTGAATGGCGGTGGATTCTCGCAATGGTTCTGAACCTCAACATCGACTTTGCGCTAGCTGATGCGACTCCTCAGAAGTTGGAGTTGCTTCAGGCTGTTTTTGACGCGCATGACATGGCGGCTCGGAACAACCAGAACTCTAGTTCCGGCGCTGCGGTAAATGCTTTCTTTGGAAGCGCGCAGATTACGAATGGAATCGCATCGGCAATCCTAACTTTGGGCGATGCTCACGGGCCGATTGGTCCTGCTCGATTCGTTTACGAGCGATTTGATGAAAGAGCTTTGAAGTCGGCCATCGAGGCTGGAATGAAGATTCCGGGTTTCGGAAACTCGTTCTTCAAAGATAAGATTGATCCGGCATGGAGTCGTGTTAGCGAGCTGATCAAATCTGATTTTCCGAACGCCAACGCTCGTATCGAGCAACTTCATGGGTGGATGAAAGAAGCTGGTAAAAACGTCCATCCGAATGCCGCGCTCTACACTGCGGTCGTTTGCAGTGAGCTTGGTGTAATCCCCGGTGCTGAGTCGGCCATCTTCATCCTCGCGCGGACTGCCGCGTGGACTTCTTTGTGCATAAAAAATGAAAGGTAAGCTCTTCCAAATTTGCGGTCTGCCTCGATTCGGATCGGCATTTATGTCGGTCCTTTTCTCGTTGGAAGCGGATTGCCTTGGCCTACACGAGCAAGGTGCGACTGATCCGAATTGGAAACAGTCGATTGAAGAATACCGCACTCGTTACA